TCTAGTCAGATACCTGGAGTTACAAAATTTACAACATTTACACAGTCTTTTGAGATAGTACTCACAAAGGGCTACACGGAATCAAGTATTGATGACACAGAGCAAGTCACTAAAGCTTTTGATAACCGTGAAAATTTATTAGCTATTTACAAGACACTCGTTAACAATAAGGCGGGCGTTCCGCTAACTGTGTTAAACGTCTTTAATATGTTTATTGAAGAGCCGGAGTATCTTGAAGAAGATAAGGTAGCAGTTCAGAGGGCTACTGTTGATATTACTTATAGGTTAACCTTATTATAGGAGATTAATTATGGCAATTGCTATTAAGGATAATACGGTTTACGCCGTAGAAATCGAGGTCACCGAAGGAACATATGTACCGCCAGCTGCCGCTTCAGGTAGTTATGTACAAGTTCTTGCGGATGGGGCCGAAATGACGCCGTCTAAAGAACTCCTAGAGCGTAACATATTTAATGGAAGTATCGGTAAAACGACACCTCGTACAGGCCTTAGAAGCGTTTCTGGCGCATTACCTGTTGAGATGAGAGCTTCCTCTACTGAAGGCGGAGAGCCTGAGTATGATAAATTGATGAGAAGTGCCTTGGGATCTCGACGTCAAATAACAGCCACGACGGCTGATGACACCGATTCCGGAACGCCTCATACGAGCTCTAGAATATATCTTTTAGATGCAGACGCAAGTAAATATAACATTGGCGATATTGTTACTGTTCAAGTTACAGGAGACTATCATACGTCACCTATTACTGCAGTTTCCAATACCCCGGGCGATGTTTATATTGATTTACTTGTTGCTGCCGGATCGGCATTTAGTGACGGGGATATCATAGCTGCTGTTACAACTTACGTAACGGCAGATAGTGGACACCCAACACTTTCAGTGAGTAAATATTTAGAAGCCGCTGTACTAGAACAAGCAACAGGCTGTCGCGTTAGTACAATGTCACTTGAAAACTTTACTACTGGTCAATTAGCAAGTTTCAACTTTGGATTTGAAGGATTAGACTTTGATAGAAGTATCACTGCTCAACCTCATACTCCCGCGTTTGATTCTTCTTTACCACCAATTATATTACAGGCTTGTGTTTATCAAGATGGAGCATTATTGGATGTAAACGCTGTGGCTTTTAGTTTAGAAAATTCGTTAGCTTTCGCAACCTCAACTTGTGCCGCCAATGGACGTATTTCAGGTCGTGCTGCGGAAAGAACTGTAACGGGTACATTTAACCCTTACAAAGAAGATAATGACATTTCACAATTTACTAAGTTCAAGAATAATACAGAGTTTAGTTTATTTGGATTTGCTATTATCCCAAGTTCGACGACTGGTGAATATTCTCAAGTTGTTTCTTTTTATCTACCACAATGTATCGCAACTGAATTAGCAGAGGAAGATCAAGACGGACTATTACAAGAGACAATTAGTTTTTCTGCCGGTCGCGGATCGACAGGAACTAACGAAGAACTATACATTAGTTTTACTTAATCATAATACGGGAGACAAGTTATGACTAAAATTTATCGTACAAGCGATATTATTCCTTTAAACGTTGACGGGTTGAGAATAGGTATTAGCCCGTTGACATTCGATCAAAAGATGGAAGTTCAAGCCGAGATTCTAAAGGGCGATGCTCAAGGAGCAATGAGGGGAGCTGCCCTTGCCGTGAGATGTGCCGTAAAAGAATTAGCTGGATTAAAGACTACTTCTGGAGAAGAATATGAATTGTCTTTTGAAGGCGATAAGATTTCTTCTGAATGTTGGGATGACCTTTGTAATATGGCCGAAAGCAGTAAGCTTATAATGGTTTGTCTAAACTTAATTAATGGAGTACCTAAAGACTTTACAGATCCTAATACCGGAGAAAAGCTTGAAGGTGTATCTATTATTAAACAGGAGGGCTCTCGCCCAAAAAAGAAATAAGCTACGCCTGGAACCTGGGACACTTTTGGCAATACATTTATACATACATCATGCACATCTCCTCTGTTAGCAGCTACGAATACATAAATATAGTCGGGCATTATCAAAAGCTTACAAATGAAAAGAAGGTGGACCCCAGGCTACTTGCTCGTGGATACGACGAAAAAACCCTAAAGATGCTATATGAGAAAATGGGTTCTTCGCCAAATGAGTTCATTTCATTAGATTTACATTTTACGGGAGACATTGAGAATTGGGATTATCCATATTTTAATTATGTTATTACTCTCTTTGACTCCTACGATCGACACGGTACCCTTCCTTTTCCAGGATCTCATGCCGATCAACCTTCTAAAATCATTGAACTATTTCAAATATTTGATAGACTTAAAACAGAGAATCAACAAAAGATACAAGAAGAACATCAAAGAGAAGCTAATAAAAAACAACGAAGAAATAAAGGACGCTAATGGCTGACGTTAAAATTAATATAAAAGTTGTCTCAGATGCTGCTCTTCGATCTATTCAAAGATTAACACGTGCGACGGAACAAACCCAAAAATCTGTTAATAGTCTAAACAAGGTAGCCACATCTACCGGAAATATATTTAAAGGTGTATTTGCCGGAAACTTAGCCGCTCGATTTGTTACTAATTTTACGAATGCGGTCGGCGGTTTAATCACCACAAGCGCTAAATCTGCCCAGAATCTAGAAACATTATCTACACAATTTGAAGTATTAACTGGTTCTGCTGGTGCAGCAAACGAGATTGTTAAAGATTTAACTGACTTCGCTGCCCGTACGCCTTTTAGGTTTGAAGGTATCGCAAGCTCGGCACAGCGATTATTATCATTTGGTTTCAGCGCCGAAGAGGTAAAAGATCGGCTCCAAGATTTAGGTGATGTCTCTGCGGCCTCAGGTGCAGATATAGGCGAACTTTCTTTAATCTTTGGTCAAGTAAGAGCAGCGGGCCAATTAACGGGTGAGAGATTATTACAACTTCAAGAGCGAGCTATTCCAATTGGGCCGGCGTTAGCAAAGAGTCTCGGAGTTGCCGAATCATCGGTTCGAGATCTTGTAAGACAAGGTAAAGTTGATTTTGAAACATTTGAAAATGCGTTTAGAAGTCTAAATGAGACTGGTGAATTTGCATTTGAAGGTTTAGCAAAAAGAAGCCAGACACTAGAAGGTCGATTATCTACCCTTTCGGAAGATGTAGAACTTTTAGGAGCAGGCGTATTCCAAGCGTTTGTTCCGGCTCTTAAAGCTGGTGCCGCCGTTATCAGTGAATTCCTTGGTGGATTTCGCGAGTCGGGTGGATTAGATTCCTTTGTTCAAACGATTCAAGATTATATTCCCAAAGCCCTTGTATTTCTGGGAGCGGCCACCGTTACGTTTATTGATGTCTTCTCGGGTATTATCCAAGTTGGGGCATTTATTACTGCCGGACTTGCTGCCGTTGCTAAAGGAGCGATTGATACGGCCATCGCATTAAATAATGCCGAAATAGCTATTAAACAATTAGTTGGTATTGATACGAGTAATTTAGAAGCTCAAAATAAAAATTTACAAGAATTATCTAAAGGATTTGATGATGTCGGTACCGGCGCTTTGGAATTTGCGAACACAACATCCGAGTCCCAGCAAAGATTAACTGCTGTCGTTGAAGATGGTACCGGGCGTATCATTAGTGCTTTCGAACAAGAAAAAGCAGCTGCCGAAGCTCGAGCGAATGCTACCGTAGCCGCTAACGACAAGGTAATAGCCTCCGAAGTCGCCAAAAAAGATTTGTTAACATTGTTTGCCGAAGATTCTGCAATAGCGGAACAAGAAAGAATCGAACAAGAAAACGCGGCCAGAGAAGCTCAAGCCTCAGAAGATTTCCAATTTCTTGTTAAAAATCTCGGCGAAGAAGAAGCCGCCCGCGTAGCCGCCCAGGCAAAGAGATTAGAAAACGCAGGAAAGACTAACGAAGCCTTAAAGGTGCTTACTCAGAGCCGCATTAAAGCTGAACAGGAAGCCACTAAAAAACAGAAGGAAGAGGACGATAAAAAGGTCAGCGATCGTAAATCAACTCTCAGTACCATTGCAACTCTTCAAGGTTCAAGCAATAAAACATTAGTGGCTCTAGGTAAAGCAGCCGCCCTTGCGTCTATCGCAATAGATGGACCTGCCGCAGTGACGAAAGCATTAAACGCGGCTCCGCCTCCTTTCAACTTTGCCTTAGCCGCGACAGTTGCCGCCGCCGTTGCTGCACAGGCAGCTAAGGTAGCCGGCGTGGGATTCCAAGATGGAGGTATCGTTGGAGGTAATTCATTTAGTGGTGACCAAGTTCCAATCCGAGTTAACTCTGGAGAGATGGTTTTAAATAGGCAACAACAAAGCCAGTTATTTGATCTTGCCAATGGTGCCTCTGCAGGAGGAAGTCAAGTTATCCAATCAAATGTAACAGTGGAACTAGACGGCGAAGTTGTTGGGCGCGCAGTATCGCGGCAAGTTGCTGACGGTCTAGAATTAGGAGAAGTAGTGTAATGGCAGGTATTAAGTTTTTAAGTGAAAACCTATTCGATCTTGGAACATTATCACTTACAACCGGGACTGCAAATGCACAGTTTCCTTTAGATAATCTGAAGAATGATTCGCCCAGCATTAAGTTTCGAAGTACTGGAAATACTGCGGTAGTTGAAATTGATCTACTTCAAACGCGGGATATTGACACCATTGCCATTGCCGGCGATCCTACGGAAGGAATCGGAGTTACGGCGGCCACAGTTCGAACGTCAGTAACAACAGATTTTTCAGGATCTCCCGTGGACGTCATTGATATTTCAACAACTGAAAATATTGGATTTGTTAGTATTGCGGAAGTAAGTCATAGATATGTAGAAATCACTTTTACTGGCTCGGGTAGTTTTGTTGATCTCGGCAAAATCTTTATAGGAAAAGCCATATCTTTAACACAGAATAATATTAGTATATCAAGTTTCGAATATAGTCGCGATGATAAATCTCGAGTTAAATCGAATAGATATGGACAAAAATTTATTGATTCATTACCCAATGTTAAATCGCTCGGCGGTTCAATTGAATTTGCAACTATTACTGAACATGAAGAACTAGATGATATGTTTTTAAGACATGGAAAAACGCTACCGCTTTGGATGTTAATCGACGAAACAAGTTCTGGTATGAATGATGGGAAATTTAAACTAACTGTATACGGATATCTCTCACAGCACCCTCGATGGTCTGCGAGTGGCGGACGATTATATAGTGCATCTTTACAGGTGGTACAGGCAGTATGAGTACATTATTAGTAGATGAAATGTATCCGGGCGTCGTATTTGATCAAAGATTTATTATTACGCGATCTGTTAACATTGCAGCAATTAGACCGTGGATTTATCTGGAAAACGATTTATTAGATGGGGATTTTCAACTAGAGGTTGTTCAAGGGGCAAATGTTCTTTTTACCTCTACAATTAATTATGTGGATATTAATGCCGCTAAATCCCAAGACTATTTTCATGGATATATTAAATTTGAATTTGATAGTTTAAGATTAAACGTAGCCGAAGGCAATAGTACTGAAGAATATATATTAAGATTTTCAATGATCAACCACGTTAAAAGTACAACTAATTTTTTAGGAATTGTTAGAGATTGGGAGCAGCCTAAATATACCTTAATTGATCCCCTTCCCAATGATTCTGTAGCCCCGGCGGGTATTGAAGTATACGCATATAGGAGTGCATAATGGCAAGAAAGATTGATTTTTTAGATGGAGCTAATTCGGCTACCGCACCCACGTTAGGTAATATCGAAGCCTCAGATTTAGTAAATTA